GTTTCAGTATTTGCCGGCAGCTCCGGCTCGGCAAAAATTTGCAGATCAATTTTTTCCATATTCACCTGTCCTTTCAACAGTATATTTTGTTGTTTAATATGCAGGATCCGTGATACATTCCGTCCTCATCCCTGCCGATTTTGGACGGGACCTTTGAGATCGTCGAATCAAGCCAGACGAATGACTGGCCATGCGGATATTTTGTTAGCCGCTGAAAGTAATTGCAGATCCTCGACAGTTGATCAATGCATTTTTGCTGATCTCTATCGCGACAAAGAAATAGAACGGGAATCATTTTGATTGTGGTTTTATCGTAATATGTTGTTTCGATAGAACCATTTCCGATTTCAGCATAGATGCTGTTACCGGGACGTAATTCCTTGAGCGATATTGTTGCACTCAATTCGCATTCTTTTTCCGCTGTTTCTGCAATCAGCTCCAAAAACTCCGTTTCCGTGCTCATGCTTTCATCTCCATTTTGAATGCCGCCTGATACACACGCTGCCACTGATCTCCGTAAACATCAGCTGCATATTTCGTCCACTCCATGCGTGCTAATGCATCGGTAAAATTCAGTTTTTCCGGGCCGTATGTGCGTGTTGTGGGACTTCCATGCATAACTTTTCCGTGAAATAGATACTGTGCGTATGGTTCATCCCATCGCATTGTATATGTCCCATCTTCTGCGCGAATGTCGCTGTGTGAAAGCCCACTGCTCTGCAGCGCTCCTTGATCTTTCGGTACGTGCTGCGTGATGTCCTTCAACGCCTGATTTCCCGTATGTGTCAATGCCGCATTGTTGGCTGCTTTCAGTTTCGATATCGCAGCAGCTCGATTGAATTTGCATTTCACGTTAATACTAGGCATGTCTTATCAGTCCCAATTCATAATGGTGCAGACGATCCTCGTCATATAACGGCTCAATAATCTGTATAGAATATTGTTTACCATCAAAATTGATTAGATCGTCTACATGAAATTCGATGCCACGCGGATAACTATTCTTGCAATCGTAGAACATTGTGGCAGACAACTGGATTTCCGCATTGTTGATGTCCCGAACAATTTTTTTCGTTGGCTCCAATCGCACGCGCTGCAGTGTGATTCCATCATCAACAGATTCAACACCCCATCGGTCTGATTGTGGTTGTGTGTGGTATGACACCGTGTGAATCAGCAGACGGTTAGGGATGGATCGCATAGCATCCACCCCCGCGATACAACAATCCTGTGCGTGCAAGAATACGAATTGCTCGTGGCGCATAGGAAGATTGCTTAGATGTCCCATCTGTTCCAGTTGACCTGGTATAATTATATTTACCCAGACCTACACTTTGCAGATCGTTGCCCGTGTCGATATCGCTGCCGCCGTTTGCATCCAGATACTCAATCTGCGCGCATATTGCTTTTTTGACACATTCTTGTGTGTCCGCATCGTATGCATCCATCTGATCTTCTCGGATACGATACATGCACAGCTCTTCCACGATTTCCGATGCTCGGGCTGACAGTGCCGGGAAATCAGTCTCTGCAACTGATTCCCCGAAAAAAACATTGCTGTAATAGTCATATGTGACATATGCCATTGTCTGCCCCTCCGATCCTGTTATGCAGACGGTTTAATGTCTCCACTTTTTACCGTGTAGTAACCGACATTGACAACTTTGTTCGATGCCAGATCGACAATTTCAATAATGTCTCCTTCTGCAGCGGAGATCTCCGTTGTACCGCTCGTCAAATCCGTTCCAGCATACGTCGTTTTTGTGGTTCCGTAGGTTACTCTGGACGCCGGGTTCTTCTTATAGGCATATGCCGTTCCGGTATTACCGGATGCGACAGTCAGAATCGTTGTTCCCCCGGTCGATCCCTGAGCTGCCTGAAGAACTAACGAGCCCGGAGAATACACAGCGCGGATTGCTACAGATCTAAGTACCTTATGATCATATACCTTTCTTCCCTGGACCGCAGATGCGCCGATATACTTGCCGGATCCAGAGAGATCCTGCAGGTGGATGTCTACAGCGAAGTCCATCGCTCGCGTCGCAAATCGCGGATGTCCAGCAAGCAGTTGGAGGTTCGCGGTGGCGTCATTCCACTCAATCACGAGGAAGCCGGCGATCTTTCCGACGGCGCCGGTCTGTTTTACTTCGTCGCCCAGGCTGGAAGCAGAAATAAATTCCGGCGACTTCAAAATCAGTGCCATTGCATCCGGTAAAGCCAGCAGATAACGCTTCCCGTCATTGGGGATATTTGCCTTATTCATTCTGGTACGAATGTCCACAATTGCACTGTAGATATTGTCTTTTGTCAGCTGAGCTTCATTGTCTACCGTTGCGCCGGCCAGAAGAGTCGTTCCTCCGTCGGTGTCAATCTGTTTGGCCATGACATATGCCGCAGAATCCAGACGATCTGCAACCAGATTATCCGGTACCGCAGCAGCATCATATCCGTCAATGATCTCATTGACAGCCTTATCTTTTGTAATTGGCATATTGACATAAGAAGTGGAGCCATGCGTTCCCGTAATGCCATCGGCCTTGTCGTAGTCGCTGACAACAACCTCTTCGTCTCTCTGTGGGATTTTTACTACGCCTGCAGCCGGCGATCCTTCATAATCATTGTTGAATACAACGCCGTCTTTCAGGATCAGTTCGCTACGCAGCTTCGCAAGAACAAGTTTCGACCAGCGTTCCTGATGTTCATGCGCAAATAACTGTAACATAATATTTTTCATTCAATTTTCCTCCTAACTAATATTTTAGTCCCGGGTTCTTTTTTAGGAACGCAGCTTCTACGCCGCTGAGCTTCTGTCCGCCTCCTTTTTGGCGCTCTCCCCAAGACTTTCCTTTGTTCGGATCCTCACTTTCCGGATCTGTTGTTCCGCTTTTTTTGAAATGCGGATATTTTTTTACAACTTTTTCGATCGCGTCCTCAAGATCAAGAGAATCGTCCGCGTCCATATACGCACGCGCCAATGCCGCCACATCGTCAACGGCATCTTTTGCTACGTCTGCCTCGTAGCAGGCCACTTTTACTTCCAACTTGGAAGCTTTTGTGATCGCTTCCGTCTTCTCTTTTTCTTCTTCGCTATCTTCTCCGGCCTTTCCCGTGCCGTCGGTAACGTTTCCGGATGTTTTGGACTGCTGTTCACGCTGCCATTTTCTGCGCTCACGCGCCAACCGTTTCCGGATTGCCTCATCTACATCTTTCTGCGAAAATTTCTTTTCGTCCGGATTATCCTCCGTGTCTTTTTCATTCTCCGAATCATTTTCCGGATCTTCTTCTGATCCGTTGTCTCCCGGATCATCTTCGCCAGCAAATAGCTGTAACTCCATGCTCCAATATTTTTTTAGCATATTCATGTATTTCATAGAACCCTCCCGTTTTATGCCCGTGTGGCAATTTTTACGTGGTCAGCATAGGTGTTCTGCAGCGCATCCATGCCAAGAAAAAAAGAATCTACCAATAAACGACCACGTTCTGATAGATTCTTCCACTGTATATCCATGTGCCCGTTTTGCATATGACATATCACTTCGTCATCCGTCAGCATATCCAGCGAATTCACTAAGTTTTGCGCCAACATCGAAACCGCAGCACACACGATATCATTTCCTTTTTCTGCATACTCAGCATGGCCATCTACTGTAAGGCCAGACTGAGTAATATTAATTACAATCAAGTGACATCACATCCTCGCTATTCTCTAAAAAGGCATAAAAATACCACCTGGTCTTTCAGGTGGTACTAATCTTCGATAATTATTTCTTGTTTCCTGGCTTCTTTCATCTTTTGTATAAACTCATCACAAATTCTTTTTTCTTCATCTGTATATGGTTCTTCTAAGTATCCTCCATCCTCAGAATAATGAAATTTATTTTGAATTTTTTCAGGTACTACGAATAACATTATTTTTCACCTCGTCATTAAACAATCGTTGTACTTCTTGTGCTAATTTTCTTGGATTATGTTCCGAGCACGCTTCTGCTAAAAATTCACCCGAGCCTCCAATCGCTGCATACTCACATAAATTCTCTTTTATTGTATCATAATCATCCGAAAGATTGCAATTTTTCAGCGCTTCTTTTTTTATCGCATCGGATATTTCGTGATTTTTAATCGCATTTATCGCACCAGCAATATCCCCGCCCCCGTGTTGTTTGTCGACGCCATAACGTCTTAGTGTCAGAGCGTATTCGCTTAAATGCGCAGCTTCATGCTTTGTAATACCATACAACCCTTTTTTAGGTGTCCAAAACTGCATTTTAGCTTGCGAATCAATCATCGACTGTATTGCTGCTTCATCAGTACACTTAGTCGGAGAAAATGTAAGTTTTGTTGTTATCAATCCGCCTCGTATTCTAATACTTGCTTCAGCAACCGCTTCAATCTCTCTATACTCAATCTCATCAACAAACCCATATAACACTGGATTTTCTTTGTACACTCTTTGTAATGCTCGATTTGTTCGGTTTACAACATCAAGGGATTGCTTAGTATAATTTGTTTTTTTAACCCCCAAATGGCTTTTTGCCCAATTTTCAGCTGCTTTTTGATTACGCTGAGCAATTTGCCTATTGTCTATCACCCCAGACAATTCTTTTTGATATTGTCTGTTAGAAGAAGATGCTTTTGCACTAAGTGTTTTATCAAATCCGACTACTTGCTCGCGATCTTTCCTACGGTGTAACTGTTCATTACTATTTACATAGGACTTTAGCTTTGCCTCCTTTTGCTTTAGCTTTACAGCTGCCCTGTCAAATGCATCTTTGTCTCCAATTTCATCCAGCAACATGCACTCACGTTTTTGTTTTCGCACGTCCCGCTCCAGAGCCCTTTGCACCTGAGTCTCTCTGTACAGCTTATTATTTGCATCTATGTCTTCTGTCGGGAAATAGCGTCTGATGGAAACTCCTGGAACAAATGGGAATTTATGATGACCGCAGTTAATGCCAAGAATGCCGTCCGGCTCCCCGTAACTGGTTTTATTCCACGGATAATATTTTATTTTTTTTCCGTTGGCATCTTCCACGGATCCGCTTTTGTTGTCCAGACTGTATATTTTTCCCTGGTCTTTTTCACATTTTGGGCGCGCACCAGAATGGGAATCAATTTCAATCAGACGGATTCCGTAATCTTTGCAACGTGCTGTCTGAACTTCATCTGCCGTATTTTTGATTGTGTTCCGCACTGCCATATTGACATATGCTTCCGGCGTCCATTCCCGGCCTGCTTTATCGATAAATGCAGGGATTCCCTTTTCGTTGAATTCCCGAATACACTTCTGGATCACTTGCTGCCTGGATTCTGCTCCGATCACTGCTGCAGAAGCGTTTTTTCCCAAAATATCTAAAAAGGATTGCTTTTCTGCGATTTCGTCTGCATCTCGAACAATAGACCGAACAAGAGTTGTAAATGCGTCTCTGGATTTATAGAGCATTGTTGTGTTGCACACATTCAGTATGTCCTGTGCTTGGGATTGAATGCTGCCCATGACTCGAGACACATTTTTGCTTTTTTTCGTTTCTGGAGCCGCCGCGTTTACGAGCCCTCGTTTCACCAGCTGCTTCATTCCGGAATCCATTTCTGAAGCCGCCTTTTTGGCTGTGTCCTCCAACATGCGCTCCATAGCTGTTTGAGAGATGCCGCTTTGCGATGCAATAATCGAAATATGTTCTTTGTTGAGTTTTCCGATTTCTGCCAATTTTCTGGCAAGCCATACGTCCGATGCAATTGGTTGGTCGTATGTCTTACAATGCTTAACAATATTCTGCATCAGCCGTTCTTCAAGATCCTGGTATATCCCAGAAATCTGATCAGCCATTCTCTGGTTCGTCAACAGATCCATTTACATCATCTCCGTTTTCATCACCTCGTCCCGTGTCATCTTGTGTCCAGTCAATATCCTGTCCGGTGATCTGTCCATCTTCCGCAATCCGTTCCATTTCCTTTTGAGCCGTAGCTTCGTCGCACTTATTGATTTCCATAATCGCAGACAGTTTTGAGCGGAGCCCGGCTTGCACCAGCTTGATGTTCCTGTCAATCGTAGTATTGGTATCTTCAATAATAGAATCATCAAAATCCACAGTCACATCTAACTGATCAATCCCTTGATCCAGAAGGGCAACCGCTTGCGCCATGCGAACCAGTGCTGATCCTATAATGATTGCATTTCGTTGCCTATTCTGATACAGGTCAGATTTGTCCGAAATCACCTCTGTAGCAGTCTTAACACCGGAAGCGTTGAACTGATACCGTCCCGTTCCCATTCCTACCTTGAGACTTAGAATATCAAGGCTGCGCTGAATTCCAAGTTCATGTTCTTGTGCGCGAATGGACA